GGTTCCACGATATTTTCCTTTCGGGTTAGGCGAGTCTTGCGAACTCGCCGTGATACTTGAGAGCGGCCTCCCAGTAAAGCGCGGACGCCGCTTTCTTCGTTTTACGGGTGCCGAGACAAATCACCTCGCCGTTTATGGTTATGCGCGCTCTGTAGTTGCCGCTTTTGGCGGTGCGCGAAACACCCTTACAGCCAGTCTCGCTATTGGACTGAATTCTGCGGTTCATTGCGTTCTGCGATTCTGTGGCCAAGCGGAGATTAGAGCGGCGATTGTCCAGGGTGTCCATGGGCCGGATGTGGTCTACGTCGAGCCCGTCCGGTGCGTTCATGATGAAGCGGTGCATGCTGATCCGGTGTTGCTTCCCACCGGGTACCAACCTTACATGGCGGACGGCATAGTAAACGCCACCGCCGTTTTTGCGGGGTGCCCATTGCGCACACCACTTGTGTCGGGCAACGCGCTTATAGTCTTTCTCATCGACCAGCGCGTACTGGCCTTTGGTTAGTTTGATGAAGCGATAGAATGGGAGTGGGGGCTGAGAATCCTGCTGAATCAGGGTCATGCGATGCCGCTCCAACGGCGTTGTAACTCAGCCTCCATTGTAACTCGACTTAGTAAGTCAGGCTATACTTTAGAACGCTTGGTATGAGGTAAACGGGCTCGTTCCAGAACCTACAAAGGCTTGGAAGTCAGTTTGCATCATTAAATAATCATCGAGCTTCGTCGTCAGGTCGATCTTGCCCAACCGCACATTCGGAAACAAGAATCCAATCCCGCCGCCTTCGTACGGGAACACGACATCCAGTTGCATGACCGGGCCCCAGCCCATCGGATGATTGCCGGCAACCATGCTCGTGCCAAGCGTCGAGTTCGAGTACATGTAATTGATGAGCACCAGCACGAGCGTATCGGCCGCGTCGAACGTATAAACTCCGGTGGACTCAACATAGGTGTACTGGCCGCCCCCGGTCAACGTTTCGACGTTCTGAAGCGGTATTCCGCTCGCTGCGTATGTTACGCCGAGGTCGAGCGTGAAGTGCGCCGCGTTGTTTGTGGTTACGGAGAAGGGCGTGGCGGGAATCGTGTGCGGCTCGTTGATGGCCGTCTCAACTGATCCGACAGTGACCGCATCGGCAAAGAACATTTGCGAGAAGAACTCGTTCGACATCTGGGCAAACTCAAAGCTGCCCTTGATCGAACGCTTGCCCACTGCGGAGTCGATGGCCCACTGGTTCTGGCTGTACAGCTCCTTGATATCTCCGCCGAAGGTGCATTTTACGTTCTGCACGGCGCCAATCTGCAGCGGCGTGGGGTTTGGGGCGGGATTGCCAGAGGTAGCTTGAGGGGCTGCGAGCAGCTGGCCCGCGCCAAAGCCTAGACCGGGGTAGAGTGCCATGGGCGTGACTCCTTGTGAAGTTTTTGTCGGGTGATGTGGCGAAAGCGCGGAATCTTATTAGTGCCCATTGCTAATAAAATTCCGCGCGGTTTGACAGAACGATTTAGATTGCGGGGGTTGCCTCGATGCCGGCTACCTGTTCCACTACTGCGGCGCCCTCCTCCGCTTCGGCACGAAGGAGCTCTTCCGCTTTGTACCAGTTGGTTTCGGCGTCCTCGACAGTGCCTATCTCGGTTTCTGCGAGCCAGAGCATGTAAGCGACGTATGCGATTTGTTCGTGTGGAAACTGCAGCATGCGGTTACTCCTAAATTTCACATACCTACGTTGATGGTGATTGGGATTGAGATAAGTGCGGGCGGTCCGCTGTTCAGGCCTTCATCGATGATTACTTCGCCGTCAATGAAGGCGTTATTGACCAGGCCGCCGAGTGTTTGCTTCGGGCCTGCACCCGTGACCGGCTGCAACGCGGCTTCGAGCGCGTCGAGATAGTTGTTCAATGTTGGCGACGTCGGCGTTTTCAGGTCGTCCGTGTTTACGGGGAAATAGCAAACCCAAAGCGCTTTCATGTCCCATTTGGTCAGGCCGAAGTGCCCCGTTTGTTTTCCGCTCTGATTCAGCTCGACCTGGTAGAGTTCCGCGGCTTCGAGGTTAGTGCGCTCCGAGAACGGCACGTAGCGGCGCGACAGAACCGCGAACGGCGTCGTGGCCGTACTGGCGAGTTGGGCCTGGGCGAAGAGCGCGGCGAAGATTTCCTCGCGGGGGTAACGGGTCATTTCCTGTTGCCCCCGTGGCAGTAACAGTTGCAGCGCAAGCTAAAGCAGTAGCAATGCTTGCCGCGGCTACAGAATTTTGTTTCCGCCGCGGGTTGAGGGTATTCACTACGGTAACCTTTGCCGTTGCCTTTGCCCCGCGGGGCGTGGTCCATTACCTCGACGAGCGACGAGTGCGGTGCTGTGGGATGGACTCCGAAGACAGTCTTAATCGGCATCTACGCCTCGTCAACCGCCTCCTGAAGCGCCGCCACGATGCCCGCGCGGCTCTCTTCAAGCGTCGACTCCATGAAGTTGCGCGCCGGCAGCCCTGGATGTCTGACCACCTTCGCAAATGCCATCTTGCCGTCGACCATGAAGGCCAGCACACCCTTGGGATCCTTCGGGCGAATCTCGTATGGGCCCGCCGTGCCGTAATTTTGGAACTTTGCATAGTAGGCCGGCCCCCCGCCAGCCTGCACGCCACCCGCGATGGTGCTGCCGTCATTCGTTACCGGGATGGTTCGCACGCTGCCGATGAGCTTGCCGGTGCGCTGATGCAGCACCTGGCCGGATAGCTTCTCGCCGGTGATCTTCGCCTGAAGGGATTCGTTGATCGCGGTCGTGCGTCGGATGAGCGACTGGATGATGCGGTCGGCCCGGCCTTGCAGTGCAGCCTCGACGCCGGTTGTGTCGACGGTGAAAGAGACGGTGCCCATCTAGGCCACCGCTTTGCACTGCATTTCCTGCCATATTTTGTTGATCTTGGCCTGAACTCTCGCAACTTCCCTCTGCGCTTCCTCGCTGAATCGAGCATTGATTTCGGCCATCTCTTCCTGAAGACGCCTTATCTTGGCCCATTTTTCTGGATGCCGCCCGCGTGGATCGCCGCCGTAATCTGAAGTCCCCATTTCTTTGTTTATGCCAAACTCGGCTGCAGTCGCTCGTAGTTGTGCCACACACCCACCAGAGTTGCCATAAAGCTGGGAAGCAATGGCAAGGCGGTACTTCTCGATTTCCTGCTCAAGTTTGGCGATCCTACTCTTCGATTTTTCTTTTGTTTTCATGTGGTTCCTCCCTATGGCTCCCACCTGCAGTCCATGCGGGCTTCGAGTTCGCGCACTCTTCGAATGAGGAACCATATCGCCAGCGAATCAGCACACAGGCCAATGCTCAGGATGAGAGCAGTCAGACCGAGGATATGCAGCGTCGTCATCCTGTCAGTGCCCTTCTGCGGTAGTTCTCAATGACCTGCAAAACCGTGGGGTCGACTTCCCACGCCGAGTAATTGGTCTGGCCGACATCCTTCTGCGAGGTCGATCGCAAGCCTTCCCAGCCGCGGCGCTTGTACGTGAGATAGACCATCTTCGTCACGGCAAGCTGGATATCCGCTGGCGTCCCGGCTGCGGTGTAGGCCATGAGGATCTTCTGTTCCGCATCGGACGAACTGAACAGATACGAGCCCGGGTTCTGAATGAAATACTGCCCGATGATTGGGGCCGTATTGACCGGCACAAATGGGTTGCCGGTCGAGAAGTAAGTCACGCCGCCATCCGCCAGCCACGGCAGAACGCTTGCGTTCACCGTGTACGGATAGCCGCTGTTTGTCCAGATGATGTTCTGGCCGTCCGTAACTATGCCGCCAGGCGATTGGTTGAACGGCGGTACCGATGCGCCCGAAATGCCGCTGCTTACTCCGCCCTTGAGGCTGGCGGTCTGAATGTAAATGCCGTCGAATACCTGCGAGCCGTTCGAGTAGGCCGTCGCGGTTATCCACGCACTCGGCAGCGTCGGAATGGTCTGCAGTTCGGTGACGGGCAGCGAATTGAACCCCGCCAGATACGTGATGGTGATGTTCTGCACGCCCACCGGGAATCGCGCCAGGATGCCCAGACCGAAGGCCGGCCAGCGTCCGGTACCGTAGTAGCTGCCTGACCAGTTTCCGGGCCCGCTAAACGGGCTTATGAGCGAAATGCTCTTGGCTGTGCCGTCGATGACGTAGCCGGGCGAGGCTTGCGAAGTCGAGGCCTGAACGTTGCTCCCGAACACTGTCAGACTTGAGACCGAGATAATCGGCCAGTTGCGCAGAAACATCCGCGGCGTGCCCGTGCCGTCGTAGGTCTCGGTGTACTGAACCGGTTGGTTATAGGGCGACGTTGCCGGGACTTGCCAATCGCGCGGACCGCGGCCAGTGCGGCGAAGCATGTCGAGCGATGCGGCGGTGATGGCCGCCTGGATTACCGTGTCGGTCGACGTGTTGTCGGGTGCGGGAACGCCGGGCATCCATGAACGCACTTGCTGCAAGGTACAGAGGTCTATCGGACTCGGCGGCATTTAGTGCACCAGCCCGCGTTGCGAAAAGACAACTGACGTCATGATCGGCTTTAGCGTCATGGCGAGGCCTCCGGTTTGCTGCATCTATAATTCTGGCCATGGATAACGACGAGCCGTTTCCGATCTCATTCTGGGTAACGCTTCTTTTGGTAAGCGCCGCAGCCGGATTGGCGTTAGCTGCCCTTGCGATTTACCTGCTCTGAGGATTCCCATGCGCGCCGGCCTGGGCAAGTCGACGCGCCGCGGGAAGACGCGTGATCCATAAACCACGCGTCAGCTTTTGGTGAAAAAGTGGGGCTCCCCGTTGAGACGAAGCCCCAGGCCGAACTAACTGGTGCCGATGCCGGTGATAACCCCAGTCAACCATGGTGTGTAATGAGCCAGGGTCTCGTTCGCGTAGGTGCCGAAGCTCCATGCGCGTTGGATTGCCGGCCACTCATACCCGTAGTAATCGCGCATCAGGAAGACTTCCCGCGTTGCCGGAATGCGGCTGGTCGGATAAGGGTTCTTCGAGATGTCGAAATACAGCGTCCCGGGCGGGATCATGGGATGGATCTTCAACGGGATCACGTTCGCGCCCATCGGAGAATCCACGGCATAACGGCTCGTATAGCCCGAGACGATCATGCCGCCGATGATGTTGTTCTGGTTGTCTCGGGTCATGTAGACCGTGTACCCGCTGGCGGTTTGGCCGCCATTCGCGAGAATTGTGTCGCTGAAGGACTTGATTGCGTCTGCGGACCCCCAAATGCCGTCGACGCCGGCCTGGTACTTCGTGAAGAAGTATTCGAGCGCGGCTTCAACCTGAGTGCATTGGCCGCCTTGTGCGCCGGTCAACGTTCCGCCGGCCAGATCCTTCCAATAGCCGTAGGTAGCCGCCCAGCTCAACAGACCGGTAAAGTCTGTTGCCTGCGCGCTGTTGTCGGTGCTCAGCCCGGTAGCATTCGCCAGTTGACCCGAGGTCGGAGGATTGACCAAGAGGGTGAAGGTGGGGAATTGCGTGATGGCCGTCAGATACGCATTCGCCGTGGTGGGCGAGGCGTTCTTGCTAATAAACCACGCGAACCCGAAGGTGCCGTTTGGATATCCGCCGGAGCCTACGGTAGCAGCCGGGCTCACGGTGAAGCTCGCCGCAAGCGTGCTGCCGGTTGTGGTGACGGAGTTAGAGGCCGCCGAGACTGCCGACATGCCGCCCGTGTAGGTGACCGCGGTTCCGGTTCCAGGAGCGTTGTAGCTGAAGGACGGAACGAGGCCGGCCGCCACGCTTGGCGCTGCCTGATAGCCGTACTGCGCATTGACCGGATTGCCGAGCGCGGTAAGCAGCACGACATAGCCGGTAAGCAGGGTCGCCGTGGTGACGGCGCCGCCGGTAACCAACGCAGCGACCGGAGCCGGCGCGGTTCCAAGTGCGAACCCGTTCTGGCCCAGAGAGCCGGTGCCGTCGTTGCCGAGGATGAGAATGCCTTCCTCTTGCAGCCATAGCGATTGCAGGCCGCGCAAGTGTTCGTCTGAGAGGTTCCCGGTGAACCCTTCGCCCGCCCACTCTGCTTCTACTGTGACGTTGCGCTCAACGCCGAGCGCCTTGTAGGTTGCGGCCGCGTTGTTCTCGTTGGGCACGCTGAGCTGTGCGCGTTGACCTTCGGGGACGCCCGCATACTGCGAGCCGACCGCGGAGGTGTACTTCCAGTTCGCCATGATGCCGGTTCCGGCGTTCACAGCGCCTGTGCGGGCAATCTGGTTGCGGAACGGCGTGTTGACGGGATAGATCAACAGTGCCGGGCCGCGGAGGTCGTAGAAGTTGTAACCGAGCGAGGTCGTGACGCCGGCCTTCTGGAAGCCCAGGTCGCCGTTGTAAGTTCCGGCGACGAGCTGCTTCATGATGGCTTCGGCGGTGCGCTGGCGCTCTTCCGATTCCTGCTCCACGCCCTTTTTAATGGCCGCGAAGAAGTTGCTCGGCTTCGAGGTGTCACGCTTGAATTTGTCGATGTTGGTGGGCAGCCAAGCCATATCCTTTGACTTGGCTGCGGCTCCCTTGAATTTCGTCAAGTACGCCGAATTTTGCTTGCAAAGCTTCTCTACTGTTGGATCGAAGCCCTGCCCTGCATAGCTGACACGCATGTCCATAAACATTCTCCTTGTGCGGCTCTTTTGTTTCGGGGGTGATGCTGGGTGGGTTTATCCGCACAAGGCGGAACGCGGGGCCGTTTATGGCCGGCCCCAGGGCAGGGAGTGGGTTAGCGCCTAGATGCCAGCGCTTGAAACCGTGGATTCATTCGAGGCGAACTTGAAGCCGTCCGTTGCACCATCGCGCTTGACGATGCGAATGCCGTCCGCACCGGTTGCGGCGGCCACCAGGTGGACGCCGTCTGGTGCCAGCGTCTTCTCGCGAAGGGCTGCGACCTCTTCCTCGACTTTGCGTTTCGCAATGTCGCTGATGGCCTGCTTGTACTCGGGCGATGCGCGGTGCACTTCGACCTGTGCAGCAACATCGGCGTCGAGCGTTTGCGGTGCAGCAGCCTTGACCACCGGCGTCGGCTCCTTTGCGGCTTCCACCGCATCGGCATCCTTGATGGCCTTGCTCACCTTGGCGTGCTCTTCGGCGTCGTGGCTCTCGGCCATTCCGTGGCAGTGCTCCGCCATGGCGCCGTGGGCCTTCGCGCACTTCTCGTGGGTTGCGCCCATCGCCTTGTGGTGCGCGCCGGCCGCCTTATAGTAAGGGGCATTCGCGACAGCGGCATTGCGGGTTTCATCGCCAACGTCAGCCTTCTCGCCGACATCCGCTTTGCAGGCGTCGCACATGGTTGCGTGGTGGTCGGCCATTTTCTCGTGGTGCGCAGCCATCTTCTCGTGATGGGCCGCGCTCTTGGCGAAGTGAGAAGCCATGCCCTTCTTCTTCGCCAGCTCTGCCGTCGCTGCGGCCTGTTCAGCTGCTACTTTCTCTTCAGGGGTCATAGACCCTCCTTCGGGTTGAGGTTTTGCTGCCTTACTTGAATCCACGGCTGCGGCGAGTTCCCGCGCTTCTTCCTCGGCCATGTGGATGAATGTTTCCACCATTCCCTCGAGCAGCTCTTTTAGCTCGTCGGGAACATCTGAGTCGTCGCCCTCCATGTCGCGCTCGAAGACTGAACTCTGATAGGTGAACGCGAGGTTATTGAGTAGCCTGGCGAGCTCGGAGACGTCATAGAGGTCCTTGCTCAAACCCTTGGCTTCAACGGCCTTGTTGATTGCCGCCATGAAATCCTGGTAGGCCTTCGTCTCGCCTTCGTCGGATACCTCGACACCGAACCGCTTCGCGGCCGCGACAATCTTGGCCTTTACCTTTGGTTTCTCGCCTGCCGGGATGCCTTCGGTTTGGTTGAACCGGGCGAGCGCATTACGGCAGTGCGAGGCATCGTGGATGGGGAGCTTCCAGGTCGACGTGTCATTTTCATCCCCGACATACGCGAAGTCGGAAGCATGGAGATCCTTCCCCGCAACCCGCTTCGTCTTGGCGTCTTTCTTGGCGATCGCATCGGCAATCTCCTGAATCTGGGCGGGCGATAGGTTCATTTCTTCGTTACCTCGTTTGGCGAATTTGACTATCTCGCGGGAACCATTGAACTTCACGTACTCGAAGCCGACGCCGCTGCAGGGCGAGTCAACGTAGCTGACTTCGGACAGCCGCCTGAGGCCGTAGAGAACGGTGACGTTCTTCTTGCAGTCGCCGCACCAGTTCGTCGCCTGCTGGAGCGGAAGGCCCTTGCCGCAGTCGGAGCACTTGCGCCAGGCGTAAGAGCCGCCTTGTGAGTAGCCGGTGTAATAGCCCGAGCGGAGGTCTTCTTTGATTTGGTCGTTCAGCGGAACGGATCCGAGATAGATGGCCTTCTCGTCGTCATCAAACTCGATCTTTGTCGCTTTGCCGCCGATGTCGAGCGAGTGCTGCAAGCGGACATTTCCCAGCGAGACTTCCTGGCCGGCTTTCTTCGTGCGCTTTGCCGCGGCGTCGGACCACTGTTTGTAGACCGGGACCGCCGTGTCGTAGTCACAGACTTCGGCGTCTAAGTCCGGCTTTTGCTCGGTGGCGATTCCCCAAACGATGACGGCACCGTCCTTGGTTTCCTCAACCTTGGTGAACTGCTGGAACTTCAGGAAATCTGCTGTCGCCATTAGCTCACCTGGAACGTGTCATACAGCATCGTGACCACGAGGTTGCCGTTGCCGGCCGATACAACCGCGCCCACGTCGGTGACATAGCCGAACGAGTAGCCGAGATTCTCAATCTTGCTGAGGTCGTCCGAGAACGCGAGGTCGCTCTCCGTGGTGAAGAACGGCGTTGTGCCTGCCATGCCCAACACGGTTGCAGTCACGCCACCCGACACAAGCGAATCGGCCGCATTGCCAGCCGGGTAGATGCCGAAGGTAAACCCGCCGTCGGTGTAGCCGATCGAGCCGGGAAGATACTGGAAGAAGAGCGCCAGCGGGATGATGGCCAGCCCTGGACCCGGAGCCGCCACAATCTGGATGGGATTCGAGTTAATCGTGGTCATCGCCAGGATTTCGGCGGACGTGATCTTTACGGATGCGCGCTGAATAAGCGGCTGCGATGCGGCGGGAGGTTGCCAAGCGGCTTGCTGTATCGGCGTAGGCTGCGGAGCGCTCTGCAGTACCCAAAAGCCAAGCCCTTGGACATACGACATCACCCAGGACCGGATCGCTCCCTGAGCATTTGTCTGAATGTACTGCGCGCCCTGCTGGGCCAGGATATACGGTGCGCCCAGACCATCAGACGTTATCCAGGACGGCTGGACGTAATTGTCCCAATCGAACGCCGCGCCGCTGATATTCACATCCGGAACGTGCAGCAGATGATTCCCGGAGGCATCGGTAATCAGCACATCGCCAAACGGGCCGGTGACCGGACCGGAGATAGCGCCCGAGGCCACAGTTAGCGATTGCCCTGCGAATTTCCAAGTGCCGGAGGAGAGCAGGCCCCCGGAGCCATTCTGAATTGCCGCAGCGGTGACGGATGTCGTCATGTTTGGCTCCAAAGGAAAAGGCCAGCTCGAAAGCTGACCTTCTTGAAATTGCCGTACTACTTAGCTAAGCTGCTTTTGCCTGCGCAAGCCCTGTGTTTCTCCAGACCATATCCGGGCCCTCGTTGACTGTTCCGCCAGCGGTGCCGCTGAATGCCGGTGCGGTTTTGCCTGAAGTCCAGCTAGAGACGCCGGGCTTGAGGGTCGCCTGCTGGACGTAACCAGCCCCATAGACTTGCGATCCGGTTATGTAGACGGTATCCGGTGTCCATGGTCCAAGCGCTGGCTTGGGTGCCGGCTCGGGCAGGCGTCCGCCTTCGGGCGATCTCGCCGAACCACTGCTCTTCACTGCTTCGACGGGCTTGGTTTCCTGATTCGATGCAGCGGCTTGAGCGACCATTTGGTGCAGCGCTCCCGTTACGGCGCCAGGTGTAATCCAGAAGGGTTCCTGGGCTCGAAGCGTGAGCACCTTGGTGTCTGGGTTGTAGTCAACGCCAACCGGAATCAGGTCGAGGGTTACGTCGTCCTTGTTGCCGTTGATGCTGGCGCCCTTGCCCTTGGCGAGGTTCTTGAAGAATTCAAACTGTGCGGGCGAGATGTTGTTGTAGATGACTGGGTCGGATACTTGCATGGTGAGGGTTCCTCTGAGTTAGTAAGATGCGGAACTGGGGGAAGATGGCGGAATGTGGCACACCACATGGTCTTCGGCGAACTCGCACACCGTATTCGCCGGCATGGTCACTGTCTCGGCCCTATCCGGAGTATGAAGATAAAGCTCATATTCGCCGTCAACAGTCGGCTGCTCAAGGAGCTTGGGGTCGTCGTCCACCATGCAGCTTGTGCCCGGGCCGCCGCAGAGCGAGGCTGGTACCATAGCAGCCATTTTGAGTGCGACGCACTTGGCGTCTTTGATGCCACCGCTGTCCGCAATAATCTTGCACGGGTATGTCTGCGCCCACATGGGCAGGGCCAGAAACAGCGAGAGGAGCCAGAGGCGCGCTGCCATCGCCTACTTCCTCCGCACCGGAGTAATCGGGGTGGGGCTGAACGGCAGCGGCGCGATGACCGGCCGGCTAACATTCACCGGCTGATTGAGCGGAAGCGTTGCCGAGCTGCTCGCGCGGTTCGGAACCGTTACCTGAATCTGATTCACTTCCGGCGGTGTCGTGTTGGCCATGGCGTTGTCTCCTTTGCATTTGCGGCAGTGCTGGGAACTGGATTCGAACCAGCGAGCCGCCCGGTATTGGACCCCTATGCGCGTCCACCGACCAGCTCTTGCGCGGGTCACCATTCAGCCACTCTGGCATCCCAACGCCGCCGCAAACTTATTGCGCTCCGCCCTTTGCATCTTGAGCGCCTGCTTAGTGTAACTCTTCAGCGTCGCCCGGCGAAGCCTGCGGAACTCTTTGCTGCTCATGCCCGGCGGCTTCATTGCCGAGAAGTTGCGCTGCTCGGCCTTTACTTCCGGCGCCTTCTCTTTCTTGCGAAGGTCGCGGCGGCCCGTTCCGTTCGCGTCCTTGTACATCTTTCGAATGCGCGCCACGCCTTCCGGGCTTTGCAGTTGCGCGAGCATCTCGGGCGCGATGCCTGCCGCGTTCTTGATCTTACCTTGCGCGGTTACAGTGAGGTTGATTTGCTGGGGCTCGGTCATTAGCTGTCCGTCGTTGAAGAGCATGTGGTCATGCTCCGATATCTGGCTCCTGAATCTTGCAAGGGGACAACTCAATCGTGACTGTCTGGATGACGTAGTCGTCCGAGGTGGCGGTTTCGGCAACGCTGATCTTCTGCGGATTCAATTCACCGCTGCGTATCTGGCCAGCCAGCCTTATGAGCGCGTCCGCAAAGCCATCGCGGTTCTTGATTCCAAAGTAGAACCCAACACCGTTGATGGCGCCATGCTCGATTGAGAAGTCTCTAGCTTGCATTTTTACCTCTCAGCCAGCCCGAAAATGTATCCGCACAACTCGCACGCAAGGCCGGACTTCGCCGGCATCCCGCACTGCGGGCAGCGATCAGGCTTCTTGGTCGTCTCGCTGGTCAGCGGTACCCGCTTAACGTCGGGCATCTTGTGGGTCGGGATGTTATCAAGCGGGTTGTCTGTCATCGTCGTCCTGTCGCTGCCGCGGATACTTGTCTTCCGTCGTGTCCCGCTCCTCGCGCCATTCGCGCTGCATCTGCCGCGACAGCCTGCCGAACTTCCGCATCTTCGGGTCGTCCAGGTATTCGTCGGGGTCAATCATCGGAGCCGCACGGACATTCAACCATGCCGTGGCGAAACGCAAAGATCATTAATTCCAGCCGGTTGGTCATGCCCGCCATAAGCAGGATTACGCGCATGTAGTTCTTAACCGGCTGTTCGCCGATGCCCATCTTTTCCGCGATCTGCTTGTTGGTTAGGCCGCTGCAGAGCCATGTGAGCGCTTCGCGTTGGCGGGCCGTTAATTTACCGAGAACTCGCTCGCCGGTTGGGGTTGGGGTCATGTGTGTGTCGCCAAGCCACGCTCGCGCGCCCAGGCCCGAATGCCATGCGCCGTGCGAACGCCCAGCTTCTTCCGTATATCTGCCGTGCGCTCCCGGCTGATGTCGGACAGCTCGGCGGTAACAGCGCGGATTTGCTTCCGGTTCATGCCGAGGCAAATCAGCGCGATTTGGTGGATGTCCTTGGCCGAGAAGCGATACTCCTGCGCTATTGCGCAGACCTTGCAATCAGGGACCCAGCACTGCTCACCCTTCACAAATCGACGCCTTTAATCTTGGTGCCGATCACCGCGCATTGACAACGCGGGTGGCGCTGGTCCAGCAACTCTAAGACCTTCCCCACCGGGTACGGGCTGTTGATCGCCATGATGTCGCATTCATCGCAGCAAACGTGGTCCGCGCTCAGCTGCCACTTGAATTCCTGGACGTTGCCGTTCTTCAGCCAAGCCTCAGCGTTGCCTCGCATCTGGGCGTTGCTGACTTCGGTCGTCGCGATCAGATCGGCTCGGGCTTGGTCAAACGCACCGGATGCTCTAATCGTTGCTGCCAAATCACTGAGTGGCGTGTTGCCTGCAAACGCCGCAGTAATGTCGCGTTGGAGCATCGAACGGGTTGCCAAATCAATACGCCACTTGGCGTTTGGATTCTCAGCGAGTTTGCCGTCGACATACTTCATCCCCACCATTTCGGCGGCGCGTTGCTGTGCCCAGTCACGGGCCGTTGCGTTCACCTCGCTGATCAGCGCCCGGACTTCCGTCGTCGGGATAACGCCCGGCGTGATCTCGATGCCTTCCTCGGCCAGCCCGACTCTCGCGCCCTCGATCGCAGCGGCTTCAATCTCCGGCTCCGTCAGGCCGACCAGTTCTTCCCAGTTGACCGCGCCGAGTGCTGCGGTGACGAGCTGGTCGATGTCGTCGGGTGTTGGGTTGGTTGCCTTGCGCAGCCGCTTCTCAACCTTGACCGTTGCGGCTTTCTTCCCGGCCTCAAATAGGAAGTGGGCGACGTGCGAGTAAAGCTTGGTCTTCGCCAGCGCCAAAGACGGCGTGTGCGGCACCGGGCTGATGGCCGGGGCTTCAGCTACTTTTTTTTTTACGCTTTCGTCATCGGCTTTTGCGGCCGGTTTAGCTGCCGGCTTCTTCGGTGCCGCTCCACCTCCGCCTGGTGGCGAGATGACCGGCGTCGGCGCTGGCTGAATGTCCGCCGTGTGCTGCTCGGCTGTTCTCTCGATTGCGCCAGCCAACGGAATGGCGCCGGTTGCCGTGATGACCATCAGGCCGTTTGCTTCGGGCTCGGGCCGCGGTTCGGCGCCACGCATATCCCGCCGCTCGTTGATAGTGAAGACGCCGGACTTCACATAGCCAGTATCGATTTCCATCTGCTTCGTGGGATCGAGTTCAACCGCCGTGTCCGGAATCGCCTCGTAACCCGGCAAGCCCATCTTGCGCTGGATGACGATGTCGATCGTCGCCTTGAGCCATTGCACCCAGGGGATGGTGCCTTCTTCTTGGGCTGCCTCCTGGCCGGCCATCGCGGAGGCCCGGTTCATCATGCGGAGCAACCGCTGTGCCGATGCCCCGTACGCGAAGGCTACCTTGCGGATGTGCAGGTCGTCGTAAACGTCCGCGAGAACGGGCTCCTTGAGTTGGTGGACTTGGTCCTTCGGCCCTTCGGCGACATTGCCCGAAAAGCTCTGCACGTTGCGCCATTGCCGGCGCTTGGCAAGCTGGCCAGCGAGGTCCGAGTTCATCCACTGCATGCCTTCGAGGATTGCGTCCACGCTGACGCCCGGCGGCACCATCTGCACGATGCCGGGTACAGAGCCATCCGTGTAGTAGGCCAGAACGTAGCGCAGGCGCTCGATGCCGCATTCGAGTTCGGTTCTAATGCCCTCCGTCGGGCCGAAGCCGTAAAGCTGGGATGCGACCGTGCCGCGGCGCACGATATTTCGCGGCCGGTAGACAAGCTGGTCTGTCGTCAGCAGTACACGCGGGATGCCTTCCCACAGCTGCGTGTAGGCCGGTGATGGCGGTGCTGGCGTATAGCCCTGGTCGTCGATCAGCCGCAAAATGTCGGCGCCGTCTGGTACGCGAAGCTTGACGACCTTGCCGGATAGCGTTCGCTGAACCAAGATGCAACCCGCATCGATGACCAGCAAATCCTCGAGCAGCGGGCGCACCCAATCGGACCACGGTGTATCGCCGTCCGGGAACGCGAAGAACTCGGCCAGCATCGGGATGTTTTTGTCGTTCTCCTGGCGCTTGCGTCGATCCTTCAGCGATTCGCCCGGCGTCTCCCGAAGTTGGTAAGTCCACTTCAGCGATGAGACCTGGTCCTTGATGTTCTCAATGCAGATGCGTGCCAGCGGATACGTTGCAAGCCCGCGGAGTTGACCAAAGCTTAGCTCCGCATCGGGCCGCGGGGTAATATTTTGATTGACGCCTTGCCAGAACGACCATAGCAGCGGCTGACTGCCTGGAGGGCCTACCGGCTGCACCGGCTGTAATGCGCTCGGCCAGTTCTGTTCGTTTACTCCCGCAATCGTGACCGGCGGCGGTTGATACAACCTGCTCTGCATGGCCGCAAACGCACGAGCAAGCCCCGCAAGCGGCCGCATGATTGCGGTCTGTGAGTTGGCCATTCATATCACTCCCGCTTGTATACTGGCCGCATGATCGACACAAAAATGACCAAGGACCAGCTAGAGGCTGCGGTGGCTAAGCTGGAGGACGACCGGCTCAAGCGAATCTACAAAGATGCACATGAGTTGAGCCGCGAAACCGAGGACACGGTTTCCGACGAGTTTCAGCTTTCGGCGGCGATCGAGCGGTTATTTTGGGACTACTTCCGAGAACGAGTTGAGTACAACAGCCGCCTGGATAGCCGCCCCGAGAAGACTACTACGCCGGCTTGACCAATTCAGGCTTTGCCTCGGTCGTTTTGGCGTTGATGAGCGCGGGCTGCTTCGTCCGCAGGACCGGCAATTCGTACCATTTCGCGAGGCATACTTTGCAGGTATGCTGAACTAGCGGCTTGCCCTGCTCATCGTGGGCGCGGATGACGCCGTCGGTGTGGCCGCACGATGGACACATCGCGCACGGATCAATCTTCGGAAAGACTGGCTGCGGCGGCCCCGGTATCAACAGCCGGCCCACGAACACCAGCGCCAGCTTGAGCCAGGTCCAGATCATGTGGTAATCAGATCCGCATCGATCAGCCCTGCTGTCAGCGCTGGTATCGGATATTCCATGTTTCGGTCGAAGTCTACAGTAATACCGACACGGGTAAAACAAACACCTTGAAGGGTGATAACGCCGCCCTCAATCTTATCCGCGCATTCGCGAAGGCGAGCGACGATCTCTGCGATGGCATTGGCGTCTATCTTTGGGCCTTCGATTATCACCGGAGATATCCCGCCAGTAACAGGATGATGAGAATGAGCAGGAGCAGTGACATTCCGCCGCCGCCATACCCGACAACAGGATTCCTGTTTTCAGCCGGGCCTCGCCAGCCATAGTGGTAGCCGCCGAATCCGAAGACGAGCAGGAGAACGATGAGAAGTATCAGCATTTGATTACCTCCGCAACAGAGCCGTCTTGCAGTGTCTGCGCATCAACTTTATCTCGGAATTCATGCACGGTATAGGGATCTTCGCCGGGGCCGTGTAACGGGGCAAAGGGTCTTTTCTCGCCAACTTTGAACCATTCGCCTAACTCATGATTTTCAACCCGACGACACATCTCAAAAATCCAGCGGCACCAGCTCTTTTCGTTGTATGTAGCCATCGGAACGGGAAAGCAATGGGCAACGCGCAGCCGCCCACCTCCCTCGTTGTAAGAGTCGTAGCCGCCCACGGTTATGACGAGCCTGAGAGCCCCTTCTTCATCTCGAAGCCTGAAGAACCATTCAGGCTTGCAGCGCACTTTTGCCACCAATTCGGCGAGGAGGGAATGAGTATTTTCAGGCATGCGGCCACGCGTCTCCAACTTCGGCGTTGTTCCAGTCCATTTGCTCGACGTAGACCTCTTGCTTGGTTGCCCCGCCGAACCTTCCGGTGCCGCGGACGATCAGCGACCAGCTTTCATCCGATGCCGCGATAGTTACGTCGCCGGGAAGGTTCGTCTCCGCGGTGGGGGAGTAGTGATTTTTCCCGAAGATCACAGCGTTGCGGATTTTGTTTACGCCGAAAAAGGAGAGGACGCCGTCAAGCATCGCTATCTAAAGCCAGTGGTGATGCAGCGCTGCGGAGTGCGGTAGCGATTCGAGAGCCGGTAACAGGATCGCCAGCACCCAGAACATTAGCCCGGCCGCGATAAAGTCAATCTTGTGTGGGTCCGGCGGAAGACGAAACGCCGCGAGCGCGAAGCAGATGAACGCGATTAACAGCAGGACGATACTCAACATTTGGCTTTCTCCATGCGCCTGAGAATTTCGGCCCTTAGTTCATACCTTGGGCTGGGATCGTCCCCGGGAATACTCCGGTCTTCAGATGCTTCCTCTGCCGCGTATTCAGCAACCAGATCCTCGTTTGAGAGTGAGGCGATTTCCACGATTTTATAGTGTCGAGAATCTTGGTCCCAGGTCCTTATGGCGGCCCAATCTGTCGGCGGGGCGCCATAGTTTTTCAGCAAGTTCTTAGCAAGTTCGGGGTGAAACGGCACGGTCAAGTCTGGTGCTGCGTTACGGTAATGCCAAAGGTAGACCTGCAGTAATTCCGGGGATTGTCGGTCTACTTCGCTCATTCCTGACCTTCATTCCATCCGCACGCACCGCACACGCCCAGGTTGCTCCTGAACGCCCAAGAACGAGGCGATGGCATCGAGGATCATAATCTACTTCGGCAGCGAAATCCCGTGCCCGGTCAACAGCGTCCACGCCAGGAAGAACAGCCCGATGCCGAACATGATGCGGCCAATCTCGGCCAGCTTGTCCCTGGTGCAGAGCGCGTACATCAGGATGCCGGCGACGATCAGCACGAGCAGTAGGATGAAGATCATTCGTAACCTCCCTTGGCGTCGAGCGTGGCCTGGACTACAGCGATCGACTTATTGTTGGCCGTCGCCGTGTCCCGAATCTCTTTGAGGTTTCCGTCCACGACGGACTGATGCACGTCGAGGGCGGTGGCTATCTTTGCCTCGCTCGCAACCACCGTATGCGCGACTGCCCTTCGCGCGCGGTCGGCGCGGCGTTCCACGAAAATCTGATTGGTGATTGTAACCGCAATGGTTGTGGCGAAGCCGATGATGTCGCCGATGACGTGGTCGTCGATCATTGGCTGGCTTTGGCCTTTCTATTTCCTCAACTGCCCCGGGCTAACCTGGCCCATTCGCAAGCCCGGTTGCTGCCACTGGTGAGCGCATTGCCCGCACCGCTTGCCGCCGGCCACGCGCTGCACAAGAACGCTCTTGCACTCCGGGCACCGGTCTACGTTGCTGGGGATGTCAACCGCGATCTTCTCGTCGGTATGGGGCGTCTCAGCGTCGGGTGCGTGCCCGTTCGTCTTCGCCAGCGGATTGATGTTTGGCGCTATCTCGTCGCCCGGTTCGGCGAGCACGCCTTTCAACGAGCCTAGCGGGCTTTCTTTCTTCCCGTTGTCGTGCCCGTTCGTTCTCTTGCACAGTCGCTTCGCCATAAGATCCTTGTCGAGTTGCTTCATGTACTCGATGAGTCCGTAGGTTTGATTATTACTCGCAAAGGCGAGCATTACCGACTCCGCCCTATCCGGCGATTTCACTCCGCGCTTCCGGGCGTCGTCTTTGCTTTCAATCTGGACCTGTCCGCGCGCATTGTGTTTATAGCGAATCCCGGCGAGTTGGCCTATGCAGCGTTCGTCCATGAGCCCGGACATGTCGCCAGCCTGCAGCCGCATCCGCAAGCCCCAATAGAGTTCGGCCTTTCGGTTTGCATACTTCTCGTCGTCCAGCGGACTTTCGCCGACGTTGACCGCTCGCGCCGGAAACTTATGGTCCAGGAGATGCTGATACATTCCCCAGCCGATGCCGATTGAATCAACGTTGACGGCTTCGAGTTCGGGCTTGTACGGATTCAACTCTGCGATAACCGAACCACGTGGATCCGCTTGCGGCCACGACTTCTGCAACAGGATTTGAGGACCGCGTCGAATTGTGAGAACCGTCTCATCCTCGCCAGGTCCAGCAACGTCGAGGCCAGCAGTAACTTTGCCGACGCCTATGCGTTCGGAATTCTTGGCACGCTCCAACCATGCCAGCGATAGCAGCGCATCTTCAGCCTGCGCCGGGAAGTTGCCGCACACGCGGGATTCCCAGAGCGGATGTCCTGGCCCCCACTCGAAGAACTTCTCCTTCACCCACCGCCGCGTTGTGAGATACGGGCGAATGTTGGTATCGAGTTCTTCCTCCTTGAGGTCCAGGAGGTCCGTACTGCCGTGCCCCAGCGTAACCGGCCTGCCATCGTCGCCCCGGTAAGTGAGGCTTACGCCATCAAAGTTCGGCGTATCGAAAGCCGAGATTGTGAATAGCTTCCAAGCCTCCCGGTTACCGTGGAAGGATTCGTGGAACGGGCCGGATGCGATTGTCGGATTGCCCAGCGCCAGGATGGAGACGTTCCCGCCGGCTCGTGCGCCTTCGATGGCTTCCCAGATTTTTGCGTCTACGCCAGGTGCCTCGTCCAGAACCACGAGAATGTTTTCAGCGTGGAAACCCTGAAACTTTACGCCTTCGTCCTGCTTGGTGACGCTGGTCGTGAATCCGAGCGCGTAACGTTTCGGGCCAAACTTTAGCTCGGTGAGGGTCGCTTTCGGGAACGGGTAACTCGATCTGGCCAGAGCCGAGTGGATTTCTCCCCAGAGCAGCTTCTCGACCTGGTTGTGCGTGGGTGCCGTCGTGACAACAATCGCCTCGCTATGGCGAGATAGAAACCACAGAACGGCGACTGCGGCGATGTATGTCTTTCCGCTGGAGTGGCAGGCTTTCACGGCTATTTTTGAGCCGCTGGCAATTGCCTCAAGAATGTCTTTCTGAATGCCCCAGACGTCGGACGCGAGCCATCTCTCGGCGAAACCTACCGGGTGAGACAACTCCTTGCGTTGTCGCCATTCCTCCCACTCTTCCGGGCTGAGGGTTGAGGCGGTGGCCACCTAGACACCTGGGTAGCGGGGGTAGTGGAACCGCAGTGCGCCGACCGGCATCGATGGATCAAGCTCCACTTTCATCCCCAGCGGCAACGCGGGGAACTCGATCGGGGTGTTTACGATGTCCACGATTTGCTGGATGCGGACTTCTTCCCATTCGCGCATATCCAGGCCCCAGTGCAGCGCGGACTCGATGACTTCCTCTCGGGTTATCACACTCCGCATAAGCTTCCCTCTATCCAGTAAACAAAAAGCGGGGCGCGGATGTCATGCTTCGCCCTAGCCTGTCGCACTCGGGCTCAGCATAGCATGACGCTTTACTCTTTGAATCCACCGTGCTTTGCCTGCAGCTCCGCGATGCGCTTCTCGTTCTCTTCCGGGGTCATCGACGTGAGCGGGATGGCACCGCCGCCGGGACCGCTGACTTCGTGGGCTTGCATCGGCTTTCCTTCCAACCGGTCAGCCAGCGCCGAGAACGCCTGGACGTTGCCCTTAATTGCCTCGTTGTACATGCCGCGGACGGCCAGGTCTGCAAAGGTCCGCTTTTCCGCGTCGGCCTTGACTATCTGGTCGGCTAGGCGGCGGGCGGCGTCTGTGAAGGGGCTTTTTGGGCGGCCCGAGGGGTTTCCTGACTCACCGGGCTTGAACTGCGTCGCCTTCAGGGCGTCTAGCTGCTTCTGGGTAGGCCGTTTTGCCCTGTTCTGCTCCCTGTTACCAGGGTTGCCTGCACTTCGCGCCACGTTGCCCTGTGCGGGCTTGGCCTTCTTTTTGCTAGCCACCGGCTACCTTCTTCGCCTTCTGGCCTGTGGCGCCTTCCCAGCGCAACCGGATGACGTCACAATACTTGGGCTCGATCTCTATGCTGGAGCACCGCCGCCCGGTCTTTTCAGCGGCAATCGTGGCCGTGCCCGAGCCGCCGAATGGCTCGAATATTAGGTCGTCAGCATCGGTGAAATCTTCAATCATGGCCGCCCACAGCTTTACCTGCTTTGGCGTCGGGTGCAGCTTATTGCCCACCAAGCACCCTCTCGACGTCCTTTGCCTTCGTACTGTCCCCGCACAGCAACCGATGCTTGCCCAGGAGATACAGGTCTCCCAGCTTCGTAACCGGCTTCTTCGGGACCTCTTTGGGCGTGACGTAACCATGTGGTTTGTGAACACCGCCGGACTCACTTGAAGATCGGTTCGACAACCCATTTGAATCCGTCGGACGGGGTGAGGTCCGTGAAGACGTCATCGAGTTTGCTGCCCGCGGCGCCTAGAAATTCAGGGTTCAGGTGCGAATAGCGGGCGGTCATGCGAAGGTCCTTGTGCCCGAGCAGTTGGCCGACGGTGTGCAGGTCGGCACCCTTCATTCGTAACTGCGACGCGAACGTGTGCCGCAGGTCATGGAGGGAGAAATCCTCGATGCTCGCGGCCTGGCACGCGCGAATGAATGCGACCGTCACTTGTTCCGGCGTCAGCCCCGGAAAGAGCAGTTCTTTCGGCGGGCGCCCTTCGGGTTCGAGCGAGGCGATAAAATGACAGTAATCCACAGCAATGCAAGGAGACCGTAGACCCCTCGCAAGCGCCTTCGCGCGAAGCTTGCGTTTTCGTTGCTGTGTTGTGAGTGATCAGCGCTTCTCTGCGAGGGCCTACACCGTCTGTACCCGAGACGACAATGATGAACCTAGTTTTTAGGTTTGTCTGCGGTAGATTTGAGGGTAACCCCTCCCTTTATGCCGCTGAGAAGTCCACTTGGTATAGGCACTTTTCCGCGTTTTGCCTGGGCGACATCGGGGGTGATGCGCGCAGCCGATATCTCCAATTTGAATCCTAGAAGAGCGAGCTTCGGTTGGAGGAACACGAGTATCGCATTCAAAATCTCCTCGAGTCCCGCAACAGCCAGGTCCGGGGAAACGCGCAGGCGTTTCTATTTATAACCCCAGGACAATGAACGTCTTTGCGCTCTCATGATTGAGACGCCGCGCCGCGGGCCGCCGACTTGAGCGGCTCACGTTTTACCCGCTTGCTCGTGCTTCGTCGCGTCCCATCACCAGGTCCACATCCGCATGCGCGCTACCTGTGCCAATGCGACTGCGGGGATAAAATAACGACCACGGCGACTCAGCTTCGCGGGGGTGACACGAAATCTTGCGGCTGTCTGCGCCGCGAAAAAATGCAGCAACACAGCTTTAAGCCCAGCGCCTCTCCGAGCATAAAGTGCCCTCATTGCCATAAGCGCATCCCGCCGTCCACGGTCGCACGCGCCGGCTTTGTTCCCGCACGGAGGCTCTAGTCATGACCGACGAAGACCTCATCCGCGAGCAACTCCGCACCGTGCCCTACCCGCTCTTGGCCTCGGAACTCGCCCGGCGTAATGCCGCGAGACGGAAGCCCGACCAGCTTGGCGGTCGGCCTGCGAAGTTGAGGCCCTGCAAGAACGGCTGCGGGGCCTTCTTGGGCGCGCGCGAAATGCGCCGCCACAAATGCCAGGACAGAATCTAGGCCAGCTGCGGACTCTGCGGCCGGGACACATGGAATCCCCACCCCGCGAGCCGCTCGAATTCCTCGATCGTCGGAGCGCCGCCGCTTGCGACCACCATGGTGTCGTACTTCATGAGCGAGGGGGCCGTTTCTCCCGAGTTTGAGGGGTGCGGGTGCGTTATCAGGGTGTACTTGTGGCCGTTGCGCCTAGCTGTGCCTGCTCGCACCATGCTTTCGCCTTCTGAGCGGGTGAGCCGTGCAATAAGCCTGCCCGTGAAAGCTTCGACTAGGCGACAGTTTTCCACTTGCGGGTAACAGCGCGTTCCCATGCTTTTTAGGCCCTCGGTTGTGGGTTGGAATTTAGCCGGCTAGATCTTCGAGGATGCGCCAAGCGCTTTTCGGGTAAAGGCTGATTACTGGGCCTTGGGGTAACGAGAGGACCAGACTGCCGCCTTTTACGGACGACTGTAGGAATGGGGTGCTCGGAAGATTGCTAGGCATCCGATGCCATACCAATCCGGGCCTATGCCAGCCACCGACCGGCGCGAAGAAATAGCTCTTTGGTGCCGCAACGATTGCTCCAGCAGCAGCCAACCCGAAGAGTGAGAAAAACCGCCGTCTGTTCATTTTTTCGATGGCTACGCCTACCGCACACCAGCCCGGCACTTTCGCAGCGGGAGTGCTGGACGGGGCTCGAGAAGCCCCGGTTACCAGCAGCAGCGGAGGGATTGGTCCTCAATTCGGGATTCGATGACACCCCGAAAATCCTGTCAAGTTTTTTTTCGTTTTCCCAGTGAATCCCGTACCTCGCCGGCTATCGTCCTGCTTCTACCCCGGCCCCTCCGGCTGTTGATATCCGAGATGCAGGCGCGGCATTTGGGGTGTCGGCGTTGCAGCTCGCCTGGGGTAAAAAGGCCGTTTGGCTTCCGCTTCGGGCCACCGGGGCAGTGGATGCAGACGGTCGTGTAGGGGTCCGGTTTGGGGGTCACGCGGGCACCTCGACAGGCAGGAAACAGCGGGCGATGTGCTGCGCCAGCGGGAAAGGGATTTTGGCGATGTGGGCGGATGCGGCCTTGCGGGATGTGCCCCTACTCGATTGCCGGCGCTGGAGCGAGCAATTCTCGCCCGACGAAAACCAGTCGCCGCCGTTTTTG